CCCGTGGGAAAAATTTTCGGACAGAAGTAGTCAATTCTTAACTGATGATTTTCATACTTCTATGAAAGGAGCGTGAAAATTATATGGGAATGATTTATTGTTTTACTAATTTAATAAATAATAAAAAGTATGTAGGACAAACAATAAATTCTAACGATGATAGATATAATAATCATAAAAGTTCATATCAAAACGAAAATAGTAAAGAATATAATTCAATATTACATAGAGCTTTTAGAAAATATGGTTTTGAAAATTTTAAGTATGAAATATTGATAGATGATATTGAAGATATAGAACTTTTAAATAAGTTAGAAATTTATTATATTAAAAAACTCAATTCTTTAATTCCTAATGGTTATAATGTAGAAGAGGGTGGAAAGAATTGTAAAAAACCCAAAACTCAAGAACAAAAAGAAAAATTAACTTGGGGACAAGCTAAATTAACCGAAGAGGAAATTATTGAGTTAAGAATTGCTTATAAAGAAGGAAAAAGTCCAAAACAAATTTATGATAAAAAATATAAGGATAGACTTCATTATAATTCTTTCTTAAATATTTGGAGCGGTAGAAGATATAAAAATATAATGCCAGAATGTATAGAAAAAGGCAGACATACAAAATTAACTAAAGAAAAAGTTGATGAAATTAGAAGAAAATATAAAGAAGAAAATACTTCTTATCAAAAATTAGCTGAAGAATTTAATTGTTCTAAATCAACTATCGCAGATATTATAAAAGAAAGAACCTGGACCGAAAATTAACCTGTATCGACTATTCCCCAGGCCTTCTGGGCGGGGAAGTAGAGCTACTATTGATACGTAGTCCAATTTTAGGAAACGAAGTTGGTTAAAAGTCGAAATGGTGTCCTTACTATTTTAATAGTAAGTAAAAGATAGTCAGTGCTTATAGAAATATAAGAGTAACATGTCACGATTATATTCATACTTCAATGAAAATCTTGGAAGAAATAACAAGAAGAAGTGGTGGAGTTAAGTTAAGAGAGGATAATATCTTGTTTATTCTTTCCACAAAACTTAAGGATATTTGTAATCAGTATGGAGTATTTATTGAGAGTGCTACTCAGTTGAATGGTTCTTATGTAGATTCAGAGACACCTGACCAGAACTTGTTAAGAGGTGCAAAAGCCATAGCTGATTGGACAAAGGTTTATAATTGATTCTTGTGATATTTGTTTAGAAAGAAAATATTTAATTTATAAATCTTTAGAAACAGTCGTCCTTAACAGTAATGTTAAGTGATTATTATCTCGTGAATTGCTGGAAAACCCTTAGAGCTAAATAAACTACAACATAGAAATGAAATAAGTTCAAGTGTGAATGTTTAAAAATTATTTAGATTGGGCAATCAGCAGCCAAGCTTCAAACAGAAGAAGGTTCAACGACTATCCGGTAGCGCGGAGTAGCTTGTAAAAAGGCGAAGTGCGAGATATCCTATAAATTAGGATAAAGATATAGTCTACTCTCTTATGAAAATAAGAGTATTAAGGAAAATAGATTATGGTGCCATTCTTTTGGGAGTAACACAGAAAGACAAGGAAGCACTTGTTGATATTTTAAGTACCGGAACTTTTGAGACACCAGCAATTAAGTTGTCTATCTATAAGAATAGACGAGGAAGATATAAGGGAATATATCTTTGGTGTAAGGCAAATCTTGGAACTTGTAGAATCCAACCAATGTTTGCAACAACTTATGATTATGAAATTGTTCAGATTAACAATTTGAGCATTATGGTAGAAAATGAAGAAAAGGCTTGGGAAGACTAATGTTAATAGCATATGATAAGGACAAAATTAAACAGGCATTAACAGAAGAAAATATCTTCGAGGTTTTGACAGAGTTGGGTGGAAACCCAACCTGGTCAAATGGTGCCATTGTGTCTGATACTATATGTCATAATTGTCCTGGTTGTGGAAGTCATAAGTTGTATTATTATACAAACAGTAAGTTATTAAATTGTTATACAGGTTGTTCTACTCCAAGTTTTGATATATTTGAATTAGTAATTAAATGTTTTAAGATACAGTATGACCAAGATATTGACTTAAACGAATCGGTCAGATGGGTTGCTGGAAAATTTGGTCTCTATGGAACTGTAGAGAGCTCTGGCGAAGAAGATTTGGAAGATTGGAATGTTCTTGCGTCTTACGATAGAATTAAGAAAATTGAAATAAAAAGTGTATCAGATATACAATTAAAAGAATATGATGACAGTATTCTTGAAAGAATGAGTTATGATATTTTGTTAAAGCCTTGGCTTGAAGAGGGAATAACTCAAGAAGTATTAGACCTCGCATGTATTGGATATTATCTTGGTGGAGACCAGATCACTATCCCACATTTTGATAAGGACAATCGTTTCATAGGTTTAAGAGGTCGTACCATGAGTAAGGAAGAGGGAGAGTTGTATGGTAAGTATCGACCTTTACTAATACAAGGTAAATTATATAATCACCCTCTTGGTTTTAATTTATATGGCTTTAATTGGTCAAAAGAAAATATAAAAGCAGCAAAGAAGGCAATTATATTTGAGAGTGAATAGCTCGCTCTAGTTCACTTTTCCCATCGGTCAATGGGGGTTTGCGGCCAGTGGCCTTAATGCAGAATCACACTCAGATTCTGCTGTTCGCAGGAGTGGCTGCCCGCAAGCTAACGGGGGAGCCTAAGTTGAAAAATATGGTAATCCCGTGGGAAATTTTGTTTAAACTTTAGTATACTTTTTTCAAGTTAAGTAACAAAGAAAAAAGGAGATTAAAGTAAAATGAATTTAATTTATGCTTATAAAAAGAAAAGTGAAAATAAAATAGTATATGTTGGACAAACAATATGTTTAGAACAAAGACATAAACAGCATATGCTATATGATCCCTTTAACGAAAAAACAAAAGAATATAATTATCCTCTCAGTAGAGGAGTTAGAAAGTATGGAATCGATGAATATGAACTTTTAATTCTTGAAGAGAATATTCCTTTAGAAAAATTAGATGAAAGAGAAAGATATTGGATAAAATACTATAATACCTATTGGGAAGGTTATAATCAAACAATTGGGGGAACTTGGCCAACAAAGCCAAAATATACTGATGAACTTGTACAAACAGTAATATATATGTTACAAAATGAAGAATTTAGTTATAATGATATACAAGAAAAAACAGGTATGTCTTTAACTCATATTTATAATATAAACATAGGAACACGAAGACCTCAAGAAAATATACAATATCCTATTAGAAAATCTAATGTTAAAGGAACAAGGGGGATAAAATTTAATTCTCAACAAATAGAAGAAATTCATCAAGCATTATTAAATTCTAATAAAGATTTTGGAAAATTAGCTTTAGAATATGATTGTAGTAGAGAAACTATTTCTAAAATCAATCGAGGTATACGAAAAGCTTATAGATTACCTGGATATTCTTATCCTCTAAGGAAGCATCCTCATTCTAACGCTAAAAAATCTTATTGGGAAAATTTAAACAAATAAACCTGTATCGACTATTCCGTTAAAGGAAGTAGGGCTTTTAATTGACACAAAGCTCGAAATAGTGACAACTAAATTAGTTGGAAGATATAGTCAGTGCCTATGGAAACATGGGAATTACATGGAGAAATCTGTATTGAAATATATTAGTCTTTTTGGAAAAGATAATAATATAGCGGTGGCTTGTTGTGGTTCGAATATCTCCAGTTATCAAATGCAACTGTTAATGGATGCAGGAGTTGAGGAAGTTATTATAGCATTTGATAGACAGTTCCAAAAAATAGGAGATAAAGAGTTTTTCCATTTAAAAGATAATTTATTAAAAATTAGAGAAAGATATAAGAACTCTACTATAATTTCTTTTATATTTGATAAGAAAATGATTACAAATTATAAAAGCGCACCAATAGATGAAGGAAAAGAAAAGTTTTTACAGTTATTTAAGGAGAGAATTGTATTGTAATGGAATATATGTTAAGAGAGGCTTTATTGCCGATAGAAAATACATACTCAACTGTTGAAAAGATATTTGCGGCCCGTGGTATTGCGCCCGACTGCATCCAGCACTATCTCTCTACTTCAGAGGCCGATCTTGTAGATCCACGAAGACTGGATCACATGGACGAAGGAATAAAAATGTTGGTTGGTCATATCAAGAACAATGATCAGATCTTGGTAATAGTTGACTGCGATGCCGACGGGTACACGAGCGCGGCCGCACTAATAAATTATCTTAATCTTGTTTTTCCATATTATACACAGACTAAGATTTCATATCGTGTGCATGATGGAAAGCAACATGGATTAGCAGACAATATAGCTTATATAGAACGCCACCCAGAGTTCAAGTTAATTATTTGTCCTGATTCAAGTAGTAATGACTATGAACAACATAAAGAATTAAAAGAAAAGGGATATGATATTTTAGTTCTTGACCACCACGAAGCAGAAAGATATTCACAAGATGCTATTGTAATTAACAATCAGTTGTCAAATGATTATCCCACAAAGTCACTGTCAGGTGTAGGAGTTGTATATAAGTTCTGCAGTCGTATGGACGAAATCTTAAATAAGAACTATGCCGAAGAAATAACTGATTTAGTTGCTATAGGCCTAAACTAAAAATTGGGCTAATATATCTTTTCCACCTAATCAGGTGGGGTCAATTTTATTAAATTGGCTAACGAGGAAACCTAAATATAAATAGAGGGGACATGGTGACATGTAGAATATTTATACAAGGCAATCTCGTGGGAATTATTCTATATCTCATGTTTTCTACTTTATCTAAAGGAGATTAAACATGATTCTAAAAATTAATGATTTAGAACCTAGAATGTCTGTAATTTATAAAATAAATTATAACAATGGAAAGGCATATATAGGATATACAAATGATTTGAAAAGAAGAATTAGTGAACATCGAAACGCGTGGAAAAAAGCTAAATATAGAAAAGTAACGGATTGCGATTTAGCTATTCATGAACAAGGTGATATTTCTGAAATTGAAATTTTAGAATTTGTTTCAGATTTAGAAATGCTTCCAAAAAGAGAAATATTCTGGATTTCTTATTTTAATGCTTATGAAAGTGAAGATTTTTATAACAATACCAGAGGTGGGAATAGTGGAGATTTATTTGGAGAAAATAACACCAAAGCTGTTTTTAC